TCAGCAATTACTTCAGTCATAGTCATCAACCTCACATATCCTGCATAGGTTCACAGAGGTAGCCTCTATGACTACCTGGAACCAAGCGCATTGTTAAGTTCAAGAAGCCACCATCTAAAGAGGAGTCAATTCTTATCAAACCACACGGGAAATTCGTCCCCGATATTCTGGTTTGTCCCGCAGCTGTAGTGGCTCCGTTATTCAAGAATCCGTATCCTACAACTTCTGCTCCACGGAAATTAGAATCTCCGCCGGGATAATGTACCTGGTCATAAGGCAAATTATCATTCTTATCTGTAGCGTTTTGAATAATTTCGCTGGTGTCAGCGCCAACGTCAACCATTTGTTGGAAGAAATTATCATTGTTATGTAAAAACGGGCTAGATGGATCAGGACTTTGTGGATAGGCTCTCGAGTTCGAGTATCCATCAATTATTCCTCTGGAATTTCCTCCAAAGTTGTTGTCTCCTAGCATATGCAGTGTATACTCTACAGTATTTCCGGCAACGCCTCCTGCATTTGGAACAACAATTTCCGAGTAATCCCATTCACCTTCTGTAATCAAACTCGTAGTTACTATACCACCAATCATGGAACCACCATCATGAGGGAGAAGAATATCTCCATCAACGGGGGTGTTATAACTCGTTTGAGTAGTTGCAGTAGTCATATCTGTATCAAGATAAATCTTGAAATCCCTGAATGCAGCAATTGCAGATTCAGCACCTGCCTCCTTTAAGTCTTCATTTTGTTGCGATAACCAATGTGCTTGAGTCTTCTGCCAAGCATTGGCTGCAACCCAGGTTTGCGGAATCTTCGATACAGTCAAAGTTCCGGATCCGCTACCTGTTAAAGTGAAAGTCATGTCTGCGACTGCCCAATTCAGACCTTGACGGTAAAACCGTCGATTTACTGCCGAAGCAGCTCTTGAAATATCAATAAAAGATTTTCCAGATACAGGAACGCTGAAACTCAAGGTAGTTACAGCCGGTTCAATTTTCTTCATGCTACGATTTTTTCTTTTCGCCATGAAGTGCTGTGGGACTATACAATGTATAATCTTTGTCCACACCACCCCTATGAGAACTGTAGCTAAAGGTTAATCGATTGCCCAATATGGACTATCTTCTTAACTTCTCATGCCTCCACCGGAGGTGAAGGTCTAAGAGCGTTGCTCTTTCTTGCATGTGTGTTTTGCAAATTTTTGGGAAAAATCACAACACCCAAGTCTACAAAAATCTCCTGAGCCAGAAAGGGACAGTTGATGTTGTACTATACGTGTCTCACCCGTTTTCAAGATTGAATCCGGGATCATGTTCCGGCGAGACGCCAATTCATTGGGACACAATCGATTCCTGTCAACGTTGCATACTCTGCATGTCAAATCGTTACAGGTCATCTCCAACACCCACAAGATGGGTATCTCCAGCTGCCGCATAAACTGCATCTGTTATAATTTCGAATATTCATTCTTCTTCCTCAAATGCTAAATTTAAATCAATTACATTTGGATTGAATTCCATTACAACGGTAAAACCGTTTTCATCCTTTCCAAGGTCCACGGCAGGTCGCCATGTCCACTTTCCGTTAATCTTCACTCGCCAATATAGTCTCATGTATACAGACGTATGTATACAAGTATATGAAGATTATTCTTCTTCTGCTTCTGCGATAACCAAGTTATTCCAGCATTCATAGCAAATACGAGCTTCGCCGTCTAAAATTGCAACCTCGCCACATTCTGGGCAGGGTTTCTCTTTGTCTATATTTCCCATATTTTGTCACCCAAAAATACGATCTACTAATCCCTTGAATGGGTAATAGGTTTCATCTGAACCACCACCCATAGGATTACTATATCCACCGCCAGAACCGGGGATGGGCTCCATTCCAACATTAGCATGGAGCGTTTTCTGCAATTCTCGGGCTGATACAAATGCAGCTGTACCGACAATAGCAGGAGCGGAGGAACGAGCCACCGCCGTAAATACAGGTCCTCTGGCTGCTGCAACACCCCCAAGTGGGATAGTTGCGCCATAGTACTGCGCTATCAACCAAGTACTGAGGGCTGAAGCCACAGTTTGACTAGCAACCTTATCCGGGTCTTCTCCCCGATACAAGGAAGATATAGGCGTAAATGGGAATATAATACCCAACGCTACACCTATATTGTATTCTGCAACAGGCAACAAGTATTTCTCTTGCATCTCCTTTTCATCAAAATCAAATGGCCCAAAACCCATATCTTCACTTCCGTGATTTACGATTTCGATTCTTTTTTACGCCCGGCTTAGCGTGAAACATACAGTAGTGTTTTCCCTTTAACGCATGTGCTTTACAGCGACGTTTTCCTATAATCCGTTTGCACTGCATTAGCAGACACCCGCACCATAAACGACCGCCTTTTCAAGAATACCGGTTGAGTATAGCAAGATCGTAACAATCATTGCTTCAACTCGATTTTCTTTAAGTTGAGCAACAAGTTTGGAAGCCAAACCAAGTTCCTTCGCATTATCAGCAATTACTTCAGTCATAGTCATCAACCTCACATATCCTGCATAGGTTCACAGAGGTAGCCTCTATGACTACCTGGAACCAAGCGCATTGTTAAGTTCAAGAAGCCACCATCTAAAGA